TTACATCCATTCTCTCGTCCATCGACCACGCAAGAGCCTCGGCAAGCGTGATGATGATTCCATGAAACGTATCGTTTATTAATGTATCGGCACTCGAACTAATTGCCGAAGGAAGTTTCAAATAAGATACGTCTACAACGGTTCCTGCGTATGTATCACATAAGACAAATACCCTGCCTTCTTCAACATAGTAATAAGGTCTCTCGTCAGAGTATGCGAAATAGGGATTCTTGATTTCTTTCAAATCTTCTGGCTTAACCCTAATGGCCTGGACAGATGTTCCTGCTTGTGTGATTGTGTCGTCCGAATACATAGGTTCGCCATCATCATAATACATAAGGGTTCCATCATCATACTGTAGTTGAACCCTAACCACTGTTCCCGTTTTTAAAACAACTCTTAAAATTCCTTGCGCTCCCTTGAAAACATTCCCGCTGTTCAGATTGGACATTTCCACGTATCCAGAAGGTATTTGGATGTTTTCCTGTGTCGTCTCAAACTCCGTCAGATACTTTGGTTCCAAGTAGTCCATCAGTTGAATCTGGGCCTTATCGAGAATGCGAAGTTTGGCGTTTATGGGGAAAGCGGTATGCGCGGGATCGGAAATCCTTATCCCCAACTCATCAACCATTGCCAATGACTTTTCGCCGGCCATCAAGAGGCTCCCATAACAATCTCATATCCATAGATGTATTCCGAGTTCACATTTGCCGCCGTGTCCGTAATGTCAAACATGAAACTTTTGCACCTTCTCCCAACCGGAATGATTATTGTGCTTATTACCCCTGAACTGGTTGCATCCAATGTATAAGTCCCGGTTGTTTGCCAAGTGCTTAGACTTTCGGGCGTGGTAGGTGAACCGTCAAGATATATATTCATATAGAGCGAATTTACTGAACTGTAAGTCACCTTGATGTAACGAATAATATCGGCTCTATCGTAAGACACTCTAAACCACTTCGATTTAAACCACAGGGAGCAGCTTTCAAGTGAAGATATACCGCAAACCTTTCCGGTCACTGAATCATATCCCATCAGATTCCCATTGTAATCAGTCCCAAAACAGGTTAGATTGACGGCTGATAGTATCGATCTCCATTTCTTTTGGACCGTGTTGAATGCCAAATACAAATACTGGCTTCCGCTCGATCCCAGGGCATACACTAATTCATTGTAAATCTGATTTTGTCCTGAGACAATCAATGCCTTGTTTGCGTCTGTTATAGCAAGATACTGGTCGTTGATTTCTTCGGAAACCCGCGCATCGATCAAGGGAGTATCATTCGAAGCGGCCAACATATTTACGTCTACTTCATAGATTCCGTCGTAGCTCAACGGATAGAACTTATGGCCGTTTTGAAGGCATCCGAACGGAGCGATGTTCCCTCTTTCAAGTCTGGATTCCTTTGTGATCCAAGTTGTATCGTCGGATGGATCAACCAAGTCAATTTTGAAATACGAATGCGGTTTCATTGCGATAAGGGAATTGAAGGAAATTTTCAACCCTATCCCTGCCCCGCCCTTTGAGTCGGAAGGCTGAAAGACGTTCGAGACATTCAGGGCGTCGTATGCTTCCTCTTCGGAGTAGCCTATCCAATCGTCATGCGCTTCATCTGAGTCCCCAGGATCAAGAACTACGTTATGCAGAAACAGTCTGCCTTGATTAACTTGCGCGAATCTTCCATTCATGTTGATTGAGACTGCGTTTGGGTAAGGATGTTCGGCTCCCGGAGTCAGGTAGTAATCATAGGCCGTATAATGAATCGTCGTTGTTCCGGCAGTCCAATATAGGCCGTCTTGGACGTTGATCAGTTCGTATGCAACTGCCTCATACAAAATAGACATTGGTCTTGCGACTTTAATGGCTTTTCCAAAATGAGCCAGTATTTCCTTGAGTTCGCCAGTGCTTGTGAATATCAAAACTCCACTAGCGTATTCCGCGTAATCGAGAGCCTCGGCGTTATTAAAAATTGCCACATTCGGTCCGGAATAGGCTCCGGTATACCCGCTCGCCACAACGACTCCACTGGCGATGACTTTTATCTGCCATTCCGCGTCCCATGTGTCTTGATACCCGAAAGCCTCCGCGCCAATTTGAAGAATATTTCCTTCCGTATCCAAAACGTCCGTGATGGTACCAGATTGCCAACCGCCTTCCGGACTATTGATTAAAAGCTGAAACGTTCCAATGTCTAAACCATGTAAGTCCCCGCCGTTGGATATGTACGCATATTTCGTAGCGGAATACAATGTTGACGATGGTGATGCATGCGGTGCGTTGTTTGTCTTTCTTAGAAAATCAATAGCCTGAACCTTATTGTAAATTCCATCGCTTGAAGTCGATCTGTATATGTCAATGCCCGTTATTCTTTCCGCATGATCAGCCACTACAATATCAATTCCAAGCGTTACGATACTTCCTTCCGAAACAGATATTCCATAGGCATCAGACAACATGCTCTTTTGGTTCCCATCGTAAATCGCACAAGTCTTATAAAATGCTTTCGTAGAATCAGCCGGGAAACTCCCTCCATCGCTTGCGGTTCCAGTTAAATTTATTCCTGTTGCGGTAATGTCTGGTTTTGTTAATGTTGTTGGGAAAGCATAGAATCCAGCAATAACCGAACTGGCTCCATCAAACAAGTCTCTATCGATATACCCTATCCAAATTCCTTCACAAGCGTCGCTTCCCACGGACCCCAGATTTCCAGGTAGAAACCTAATAATTCCATTCTCCTGAATAACCGGATTGGTGTCATTGTTGTGATGAAACGTTCCAAGCGTATTCGCCAGCAAAACTCCATCAATGGCTTTCCATGCGCCAGAATTCCACTCGTAAATAGTCACGTGATTTGTGGATGCATTTACCGTATAGGCCAGATAGACGTACCCTGTTCCCGATCCATTGGTTGAATTCAACGACTGATGGAAATAAGTACCTATCCACTTGGGAGTAAATCCAACGGTTCCATCAAGCAATGTCCCAAACCCGAAGGTCTTTTCCAACTTACCATTATTGGGGCGCAGATTGGAAAGTAGCGTCGCATATTCAGGCGAAACATCCTCAAGATCACCATTGGTAAACTGCCCGACAATCCGGGGGATTTTAATGAGTTGTTCCATTGGCGACTTTTATCTCAGCTAATATCTCGTCAAGTTTTTTTTCTATGTTTGAATTTCTTAATTTTTGTTCGGCAATAAATTCTTTTGTCAATTGAATTTCAGCCTGTAGTTTGTCTGTTTTAGATATTGCGTCACACGCCTTTGTATCTGTTGATTTCCACGTAATAGCCCAAAGAGAACCAACCAATGCCACAACAAGGATTATAATTATATCAACTATTCTCCATGCCGTTGCCTTACCATCGTTGTTTATGACCATATTGTTTCCTTTCTATTTGCGATCGGTCAGTCAGTGCTTCGCTGGCATCTTGTCTAATTTCTCGTATTCAACGGTTTGAACCTTTTTCTTTTTGAAATCATAAGTTTTGGTTGTTACTTTTGATACTTGCCCTATCTGTTCAATTTCACCGTTCTTAATGGTGAATACAGAATGTTCTTTAAATGGTATTCTTATTCCGTCTTTGACAATTTCTACTATTTCTTCGCTTGATATATTGTTAATGTTTCTTTCATAGAAATCATGCAATGCCTTATTGTGGTAGACCACGGCGCTTTCCTTGGCAGTGACGGATGAGCAGACCAACGCAATAAAAAATATGATGAATTTCATTCCTCTAACCCCCCATCAGTGATCGTCCAGCCGTGACCAGTAGCGGGAGCGGTAGTTAGGTGTGCTCGTTTCTCCACTGCATCAGCACTGTATTTTCCCTCGCTTCCGTGAAACGGCACAGAGTTTTGAACGGCCACATCAGCCCATGCTTTTATAAGAGTATCGTAAGTCAATACATCTAACGTCACTTCATCAAACATATCAGTCATATCCGTAGCAGATTCAGGTTCCCATTCTTCTAATGCCTGTTCAAACGCTATGGCTCCCTCAAACATATTATTTAATGTTACAACAGTAGACACGTCCCACGCGCCTATGTCTTGGTTGAATGCCACGGCATCATGAAACATGTGAGACATATCAAGAACACCATTGACATTCCAAGAACTTATATCCTGGTTGAAAAGAGTGCAACTAAGAAACATCCCTCCCATGTCCGTGCAGGCCAAGGGAGTCCAACTTCCTATGTTTTGATTAAAAGCAGAACATCCTCGGAAAGTAGTTTCAAATGTCGTAACTTTTGACACATCCCAACTGGTTATGTTTCCATTGAAATCGTCGGCATCATAAAAAGTCCAATTCATGTTGGTGACTTTTGCGGTATTCCAACTATTTAGACTTTGGTTGAATAACGCGCATCCATAGAACATGTACCCTATATTGGTAGCGTTCGCCACATTCCAACTTCCAATATCTTGATTGAAAGTGCTGCATGAATGAAAGCAAGCCGTAAAGATCGCAACACTTGACACGTCCCAACTATTCGCAGATGGAATAGTCGTGATGTCACCACAACCTTGGAAAAAGTTGTCCATCGTGGTGACACCCGACAAATTGAGTCTGTCTGTTGCGGATATGGTCAAGAAGTCACACCCCTGAAAAGCGTATCCAGTGTTTCCAGGTCTAAAACATCCCCATTGCGTAATGTCTCGCATTAACTGGCAATCTCCAGCATTCTCAAATTTCCAGCCGTTGATTGTTCCTGATATTTCAATATTGTAAGCCGTTGCGCCTTCGTCCGCATAGGTATGTACTGTATCTGCATCGTCCCAAGACGTTATCGTACTTGAACTGGCATCACCCCAATTTACCGTGAAATTGTATGTGCCTCCATCGTAGAGCGGAAGTGTAAAAGTATCATCTGCCTCGCCTGTCAAGATACCAAACTTAAACGCAGGCGTTTCCACAATTCCACCACTTCCAACTATGACAAGATTTCCAGCGAAGGCAGGAAAAGCAATCGCTAACAATGTGGCCAACTTAAACCATTTCATCAATCCGCACCTCCATCTACCCACGTTCCGGATCTACCTATTGTCACCCATCTGGTTCCATCCAGAGCCATGAGACAAATGAAGTTTCCAACAACACCAGGAGAATCGATGGCATCCCCCGCACCCACGGAAGTTCCATCAAGGTAAATCGTGTCCGCTCCATCCACTGGATCGATTGTTATAACTCCTCCGCCTATGTCGTAAAACATTACCGTCAACCCTGCGGCAGCGGCAGGTAGAGTGTAGTCCAACACGGAAGCGGCGTTGTTAAAATGAATGTTTCCCATGCACGAATCACTGGAAAGAGTTATCGGTCCACCAGAATCAAGAGACATGGGAGCCAATCCCGTTATTTGGCCCGTAGCGGCAATTGCGGCAGCCCCCACCGTTCCCGTAAATGTCGGACTGGCAAGAGGAGCCTTTAAACTTAGGTCGTAATCAGTAGGAATCGCTGCTGTATCAACCTCAATTATATCATTATCTGTTACTGTTACCCCAAATCCGTCATAGGCATCCAGACTATCACCAAAATCTGCTGAGTTGAGTTTTAACCCAAGATCGTAGTCTGTGGGAACTTGACTTGTATCAACTTCAATATCGTCGTTATCCGTTACCGTCAATCCAAATCCATCGTATGCCAATAATGAATCGCCAAATGCGGATGCAAGCAATTTAAGCCCGTCAGTATAAACGCTTGGATATGTAGTCCCTGAATCCGCAATGGCAAGCTTTAATCCTAAATCATAATCCGTTGGTATGGCCGACGTGTCCACTTCAAAATCATCATTGTCAGTAACAATGATCCCGAATCCATCGTAGGCGGCCAAACTATCGCCGAAGTCCAAAGAATTCAATTTTAAACCAATGTCATAATCGGTAGGTATGGCACTCGTATCTACCTCGAAATCGTCATTATCGGTTACAGTTATTCCAAACCCATCGTAAGCAACCAAGCTGTCCCCGAAATCAAGGGCGTTTTGCTTAAGGCCGAGGTCGTAGTCGGTCGGAATGGCGGAAGTGTCAACTTCCATATCGTCATTGTCTGTAACTATAATACCAAATCCATCGTAAGCGTCAAGGGAGTCCCCAAAATCAGCCGAATTCATTTTAAGCGACATATCGTAATCGGTAGCGTAATTCGTCGAATCAATAGAAGTCCACGGAATTGATTGCCGATCTATACTTGCTCCATTTATCGAGTCTTTTCCGGCAACGTCCCACTGTACAACGCCAATTGTAAACGAGTTGTCAGCACCAAGTTTAAAATTAGGACCAATGATTGTTACTCCAGAGTCTCCATCCACGTCAGTTGTTCCGCCCAGTGCGGTCCCAACGTCTGTCCAAAGCTTTACCGTATCTCCATTGGTGTAATTGTTAATCCCTCCGTATTGATAAGTTCCCGTGACAGTCAATGCGGCCTGTAAATTCGGAACATTTACCATTGTATCGCCAATAACCAATCTTGATTTTAGAACTTGTTGCCCCGTAGAATCAAACGCCCAAGCCATCAGTCCATTAAATCTGCCACTAAACGAGCCTCCAGACTGTATTGCCTTTGTATTTGAAGGATCGATCATAATGGTATCACCATCGGACAACACAAACATTTTTTCATCAACAACTGAATTTATGTGAACAGTATCACTAAATACAACTGGTTGGTTAAATGTGGCCGTATCCGAAAAAACAGTAGGTCCATCAAACTTCATGGAATCATTCACTACGATTACATCACCGGTTAGTCCCTGGATTGTGTCGGCAAGAACGATATGGCGGTTCTTGTGCCCCAATCTTCCCTGCCTGTCGTAGTTTCCTTGAGCGAAAACAGCACCGGCAAGGAGCAAGTAAAAAATTATTGCGAAACGTTTCATTAACGTATTCCCCCTTGCGCCCACACCCTTGCATTTACCCAAAATTTCAAGGTGTCGGTATCGGTTCCGTTTTGGTCAAACTTAATGGAAAGTCCGTCAAAATTGAAATAATAGGTGTATAGTGGATCAATGGCGAATTCATGTAGAGTGGAATCGTTCTCCGCTCCACCAACATAAGTACTATCGCCATAAAAATTTGTCCAAGTTGTGGAGCCTTCGAGCAACTTTCTTTTAATCCCTCGGACACTCAAATGTAGCGTATCTGTTTCTGATGGAGTAGAATAGCCCGTGACTTTTACATGAAGATCAACCGGGCCAAGCGCGGTAGGCTTAGAATTCGGATTGTTCTGCGCATTGAAATAGATCAACACGGAATCCGACGTGGCCGCAACTATCGTGTCTCTTATCATGATTGTAGGACAATCCACGTAAAACGATTGCGCTCCCAAATAGCCTGCAAACACGATTGACAAAAACATTGCTTTCTTCATTTTACTTTTCCCTTTCAATTCTATGCTTCTGGATCAATAAATTCGCTATAAGTTATTATTGGTTGGTTTTTCTCCGTAATAAGTCGCCTCTGGACACCTCTTTGATTCTTGTATTTCTGATAAACACTTGAACAATCTTGAAGATACTTTTGCTCGTAATATTGGGCTTCATCGAATCTTCCTTTTGTCTCAAGGAATCTCGCAATGACATAATTGGCTAATTTAGCGTGTTCGTTTGAAGGAATAACCGGACTGGTTCCGGATTCCTCGGTGTTGCTTGCGATATACCACAAGCCTAAATATCCGTCTTGATTGGGTTGTGGTATTAACCTTAGTCTGTCGCTATCGATAAAATATGAAGTTGGGGTGCTATCATACACGGTTCCATCAGTTTCATAAATCAACTGCTCATTTAAAATTCCTGTTTTGTAAATGGCGGCTCCATCCCATTCGACCCTCAAGTCTTTTATGAATCCTGATGGTAAAGCATAGGTTGGCTTTAATGTCCTGCGAATGGTTAGGGCTGTAATGGTGGCCGTCGATGCTCCGGTTCCGGTGATGATCAATTTATCAGTGGTTAAGGCAGTAATCTCGTCCGTGATGGTTGTGGCTGTAATTGCGGTTCCGCTTACTCCTCCGTAGGTATAGGTCAAAGTACCAGAAGCCGCTGTCGCTGTGATGACTATGGTATAGGTATCACCAATGACTGGCGTAGCACCCGTCCCAGAAGGCGTAATGGTCCCTACCGAGGCGTTGGCAACCTTGGTCAATTGAGTATCTACGCCATCAGCAGACCAACCGTTTGTCGCCGTCCAATTTGTTGAAGCAAACGTAGGTGCAAGGGCTTCGGCGGTGTTGAGTAGTTGGAATTTCTGATAACACCATGTTCTTTCGATGAAATCGTTTTCGGCTTCACGAATAACCGGAACTACAGTAAGTACGGCTTCTTCGGTGATTACTCGTCTTACTATCGATTCAATTGCAGTGTATAACATTTGTTGTCCTATGGGGGGAGTTTTTACGCTCCCCCCATCTCGTTAATCGTGAGTTCGGGACAAAACTACGGTGCAGGGTTAGCGGCGGTTACACCACCCACATTAAAGTTTCCACCCCATGAATCATTCGTACCGTCTTTATATAACGTCTCGCTGTACGTTCCAGAAAGGTAGTTTCCAGTAACGACATTGGCTCCACAATCAGTTCCACTTAGATCAATTCCAAGCGTCATAACAGCGGCAGGAAATGTTCCGGCAGCGGCGAGTCCATATTCAAAAAAGGTGTTGCCTTTTACGATGCAAGCTCGTCCGCCTATATTTAAGGCAGTGACGCAAGAGTTGAAAATATTGTTTGTGACTTTCCAGCTTGAATACGCCAACCCCGTGGCTTCAACGCCAAGAATGGCCGCTCCATTGGTCAAAGTGTTGAAGTAGATGAATTCGTTGCCGTCAATTTCAACGTTCCCGCAAGGTGTAAGCGAATAGATTCCGTAATACGCAGCGGCGGAACCCTGAAAACGACACCCAATAATTCGGGTATAGTCGTCTCCGGTTGCAAGCTCAATACACGCGCTATAAGTCGAACTCTTCGGGCCAGGACGGAATTTGATGTTTTGAACCAAACAATTAGCCGCTGAAATTGTCAAATTTACCTTGTCGTTGCCAGCTGCGGCGTTCCACAACGTCATAGCCGGACCAGTGCCTATGCCAATGATCGCAACACTGGCAATGTTTAGCGTCACAGACTCAGCGAATGAACCAGTGATATAGATCACGTCACCGGCACTCGCAGCGGCCTCAGCAGCCGTAATTGTTTTCTTTGCCGTATCCCAAGATAGCCCGTCACCAGAGACGGAAATGGCGGAGTTGACATACCATCTTGTCCCAGGAAACCCAGCAAGCGCGGAAAGATCGCCAACAGTCATACCTGAAAATTCGAGACCGTCAATCCATTTCGCCACCGCATTTGGGTTAGTCGCATTGGCATTGACAAACAACAGCAACGTTAAAGCCATTAGGAAATATTTCTTCATATTAAAACTCCTTTTGTTAGACGGGGGATTGCTCCCCCGCCAAAACTTTCTGATTAACTTCCGGAAATCGTGCCCCACGCGGTAATCGCCGTGATTCCAGTATAGCCAGGAACAATCAAGCATTTCTTCAGCACGGAAGTAGTGCTTGCCGTGGCGTTTGCGGTGGCTTCGGCTGAAGTCAAGGCTTCCCTAACCATAGCCAACCCCGTAGCATCAAGCGTAGAACCCCCCTGGTCAATCCCATACGTTCCGGAGTTAATGACTTCGATCACACGTCCAGCCGCAAGAGCGGTTTGAGCGTAGACCAAAATCGGGACATCGAATCCGGAGGTAACGTAGATTCCGATGCTCCCAGCCGCGTAATTGTCGTACGCCCAACCAATCTTTACGTGCGTAGCGGTAGCGGGAGTCGTTGCCGTTACCTCCTGACCGGCAGTGGCCGTAATAACAAAATACACCGGAGCGCCCTTGGCCCTGGCTGAAGCTGAATAAGCGGTAATTCCTTTACCGTTGTATTCGGGAAGATCAACCTCAATCCCGCAAACATCGAGTCCTGCTGTTTTCTTGTTTGTGAACATATCATTACTCCTTAATATTAAGCCGCATTCAAAGCGGTATCAGAAGGCAGACCAATAACAGCACCCTGTCGTTGACGGTTAGAACAAGTCAAAGCACCAGCCCACTCAACACGGGAATGAAGCACGGGTTCGGTTTCAAGTTCTTTCCACGGAACCCATCTCATGCCCATGCCGACGTTCGACGTGCCATACTTGGACGAATGGTAGAACTGCAAGTAGTTCTCGTTCAGGCCAAAGAGAACGCCACTGGTGTCGCTGGTCGTGGTATTAATGAGACCACCCGGACAATTCGCGTCTTTCACGAACGGGATTCCACGGAAAGAAAGCGCCTTGAATCCTCCGTCAATCTCCATCCTATTGGCGTCGATCTGCTTGAAGTTCATCAAGTCTTCTTCGTAAACCGACCACAACGCCGGAGAACCAAGAAGCATGGTAGGCTCGTCATTACCCATCGTGAGATTGTCAACAAGCTTGCGGAGAATCTTGCGGATGTAATAAGCGTCATTACTGTTGAGCAATTTCGCCCTGGTCATGCTCTTTTCGGACAGGTCGAGAAGATACGGATTCCACGTATAATCTTCGGTAATAGTGCCGGACCCACCCAAACACACGGAAGCGTCAATTCCGCCAACGGTATTGTTTTGAGTGGCGCACATGGAATACAAAGACTCCGGGTCTTTCGTGGCGCGATCAGCAACGGCCTTGAACAGCAATTCGGAGAACTGCGCGCCCATGCTGTCTTTCATGTTCAAAATACGAGATTCAGCGATATTTAGGCGGGCTTCTTTACCGGCGTTGATAACTTCAACATCAACCTTGGAAATGTTCATTTCTCCACGAACGAACTTCCAATCAAACTCCGCCATTTCGAGGATGTCTTGCACCTGCGTATCATAGGACTGATATTTGGTGACGGACCCGGCTTTTTCAAAACGAACCCTCATGGGAGAACTAATCTTCTTGCCGCCATCAAGGGGTTTGGATTTCTTGGCAAGGCGAGCATGAACGACGTTATCCACATTAAGCTGAGACACCATAGGAAGAATATACGGGTCTGTGGCAACGTTCAAATCGTTAACGACCTCTGCTGTGAATGATCTGGACATATTTTAACTCCTTATCAAATACCCATTTTTATTCTTGTTTGTTGGTGAATATTACCAACGGTATCGTTCCAATTCCCAACAACAACAGGCTCATCGTATTTATTCTCAGCCGGTTCTTTCTTGGGAGTCGGAGATTTTTGCTTCAAAGCATCAAGTTCTTTCTTCACGTCAAGAAGCTCCTTGGTAAGTGCTTTTACTTTGACGTTGGATTCATTTAATGCTTTTTCGGTTTGTACGGCCTTTTGGACCTTGTGAGCAACGGTTAATGGAACATCGCCAAGGCTATCTGCAAGCGCGGCCAATTCCTCAAGGTTTTTCTGCCCCAATTCAGGATCGGAATACCTGGGATCAACTGCGACTACTTGAGACACTTCTTTTTCAAGCTTCAGGTCATCGGCTTGTTGTTTGAGTTCCATCTGTTGCTTTGTCATCTTCTGAGCTTCTGGGGCTGATTTGAATAGCAAATCAAAGAATTCCTTTACTGGATTTTCCCCGCCCTCAAAATACTGTTCGCTGGCAAGATTAAGAAACCCAGGAAGGTCCATCTTTTGAAGTTTCTCTATTGCGGACACAACATCCTTGGCAGATGTAAATTTTGAAAATCTGTCAAGCAGTTCGAGATCGCCCAATTCCGCTTCACGCTTTGCCACCTCTTGCGTTCTTTGATTGACCTTGGCCGTCCACTTTCCCCAATTTTCAAGAACTTCCGGTATGAACTTTGCCTTGTCTTCGTCTGTAAGCCCCAGCCCGTTAAGCTTTTCAATGACTTGGTTGGTAAACTCCGAGGCTTTGGGATCGGCTTCAGTGGACTTGGTTGGTTGCTCTTTTGGAGTCTCTTCCACTTTTTCAGCCTTTTCTTCTTTGCCCTCAACGGGAGAAGTTTCGGCTGATTTTTCCGGTTCCTTTTTCTCGGCTTCTTTGGTTCGCGTCCCAAAAGACAACAAACCACCAATGCCATCGGCCTTCTTTGCCAATGGATCGCCTTGAACCTCTACATCATCCCAAACTCGGTCGCTCGTCGCGTTGCCGGGTTG